AGTTCTTTCTTGAATGAAGTACACATTGCTTGTGTTATAGCCATTATAGCCTCCTTATAATATTAGCAAGGTCTTTATGTCCTTGCTGTTCTAATTGATTGCATACTGTGCATATGTGATTCTTAATAGCTTCACGCATGTAGTATCCAATTACCTGACGAGCAGCATCTTTAAATATATGTGCTTGCGCTTTTATACTTTCATCTGCTGTATCGCTTATTGAAATCAGTCTATCAGTTGCCATATCTGCAACCTCATCAACTGTGTGTCCTCTATAATCTGTAGTTTTTACACCAAGATTGCCTACTGATATTTCAAATTTATCTGTTTGCATTAGTAAACAATAGGCTCCGGTGGTGTACTTCCATTTGATCTTTCATCTACAATCCATTCTTTAGGATTTTCTCTACCTATTATTCCATGCGGTATCATTTTTTCTTGTACTATCTCAGAATACTTACAAACTTTTAATTCTCCGTTTTCTGCATAAGAAATTACTGGATCGTTTAAACGATGGTAACCATAAAGTTTTTCTTTCATATCTACATTAGCATCTAAAAGATTACATCTAACAGCTACAGCTACATCAATGTCCCTCTCCATACATTTGCCTAACCAATATTCACAACATGCTCTACCCATTTCAGCAAAGTGTGCATTAGTATTGTAAGTAAAATCTGTACCAAACATACTGATTGTTCCTACATTATTCCAATATGCAAATGCTATAGCATAAGCAACAGTATTATTTAAGTAAGCACATCCTGTATCTTTAATTACAGCTTCTATTGGGTATTCTTCAACAGCAGGAACTCTTGAATCTAGTTCGCAAGAGTAAATAGGATAATCTACTTTAGGTAATTCTTCTCTCATCATTTGTGTCATAGATGCTGCTTCATCAGAATCAAAGAATCTTGACATAGGATCAAGTATAAATGCTCTCTCTGCTTTATTAACTACACCTATCATCGCGTTAATAACCCAAACTTCGTCAAACTTCTTGCTATGCAATAAAGAAAAATGAAAATCTATTTGACTCATTCCCATAGCAACTATAGCTATGTGTTTACCTTCTAGTTCTAATATTCTTTCTTTTAACACTATTGTCCTTCTATTTTGTATTGCCCACTTCTATAAGCATCTTTTCTATTTCTACCATCATTTTCTATAATAAGTTTTTCTAATGCTTCTTTAAATCTAGTTTCATATATTTGTAAAACATCAGCTTCACCTTTCATAAATATATATGCTTCAACTAAAGAGCCAAACAAAAGAGCATCAGGTGCATTATTACCAAGCCAACTTGTTCCATCTGATGATGCAGTAATTGATTGTGGCAAATAAAAATAATGTAGTTCTACTGTATACGTTGAGTCAGGAGTAGGTGCTAATATTAAATGTGTATCATCAAACTGTGCATAAAACTCTGGTAGTCCTGTATTAGATGCACTAGCTGGATAAGCTTCTCTAATAAAGTTTACATCTTTATTTAAAAGAAAACTGTAGTTACTACTAGAATCAAGAACAGCTAGAGAGTAAGGATATAAAAAATCATCAGGTAATACTAAGTATGGGTTATCAGCTGTAACAGAAGCGGTTTGATTTTTTCTGTAATCAGGTAATTGTACTGCACCATTAATTCTATTTTCAGCTTGTTTTATTAGAGTAGACAGGTTGTTAACAAATGTGGTCTCTGTATTTTCTGTGTAATCTTGTATAGCTGTTTTTAATGTTGTAAATGTAAATGACATTAGCTTGTTGTAATTTTTAAGTTTCCTATATTACCTTTCAGTACCATGTTGCTTAAACTTGAATCACCAAATGCAGAGTTCCATCCACCTATAGGATTAAATCCAAACAATCCTCTACTAGCTTCTAAATCGTTTTGTGGTCTAGGATTCCTGAGTGCCTCTGGATCATTGAGTCTTAATCTACCTAATTGAAGTTGAGGTTGATCTTTATCAAGAACATCCTTGCCAACAAGTAGACCAGTTCTTTTTTGATCTTTAATTTGATTCCTTAAATCTTTTAAAGGATATCTAAAACCAGTTCTATCACATATACCATATGCATGTTTGCCTTTTGCAAATGACATATTAGTAACCTCCCGGAACAAATCTTACAGCTGCTTTGACTCTATTCTCTTCAGAGGCAAGCTTCCATTGTTCTTCGTATTGTTGTTTTAAAAAAGGTATTCTTTGTGAGGCTTCTGGATTCTTCATAGCTAAATAATAAGCTAAGCCTGCTACTAAACATGGCAAGAAGACTTTAGGTATATCTATAGTATTAGAAGCTGGGTTACCTGCATCATATATTTGTCTAAGTCTATACCAAACTACTTTATAAGTTTCTGAACTATCAGGTATAGGATATAGAGTAAATGTTGTAGTACCACTATTTCTATTTACTAATATCTCATCAGGTCTACCTTGATCTAATTTATTAGGTACATCTTAATATTGTGAAAAAGATATTCTAGTTAAAGCTGTATCGCTTTGTGAATTGCTTTCACCATCATTAGTTCTAAGATGATGTTCTAGTAAATCAATAGTATCTCCTTCTAATGTATATGTAGAAGTACCAGCAGTAAGAGTTGTATCACCTGATTCAACTTGCCATAGATTCAAACCTCTATTAGCCCATTCAAGCATCATAAGATTTATACTACGTCTAGCTGTACGCAAGTCATAGCCAGTACGCATTTCTAAACCAGCTAGTTCAAAAGCTTCTTCTGCTGCTTCTGCTATATCTAAATCAAAACTATTAGTAGTGGCTGTAGCCATATTTTATTTCTTTTTAGGTGCTTTATATCCAGCCATACCACCAGTTCCATAACTTAGCATACCGCCTTCTTTTCTTTTAACTAATTCTTGATAATCTTCAACCATTCCGCCTTCGTCATAGTTGATGACCATATCTTTGCCAGTCTTTTTACTTTCTTCTCTTGCAGCTTTCATACCCGATCCATCGTATGAAAACTTTTTATTACCTACATTTGGCATCTTTTACTCCTTATGTTTAAACGTGTTACTATATTTTAAAGTTCCAATATACCATTATCAATTAAAATTTGTCTGTTCTTAAGATGTTCTTCTTCTATATCATCTTTACTTTGTCCAAAGTATTTGACTGCATGATGATTGTCAACCATTGATTGATTTATGTTTACACCATCTACTACTACATCACCTAATACTCTTCCAAATTTTCCTCTTGAATCTTTAAGTTTTGTTTGTATACAAACCTTTTCTCCTTCTTCTATGGCTTTTTTTAAGAAAGCCGAAGCCATTTTTCCTCTAACCTTCTCATCCAAGTTACGAGTACGTGACTCGGGAGTATCAATACCATATAGCCTAACACGAGACTTATAAAGGATATCAAAGCCAAGGTCCAACACAACATCGATAGTATCTCCATCAACAATTTTTTCAACTTTACAATTATATTCATACATTACCTATACCTCTTAGATATCTTTGCAGCAGATTTAGGCTGCTTAGAGAACTGTTTACCTTTTTTTGTATCTGCTCTTTTCTTCTTAGTAGATGCAGCATACTGTGAACTAGACATTGCTTTAATAGCTTTCTCAGGCAAATACCTTTCGCCTGTTTCTTTACTTGGCTTGCCACTTTTTGTTTTCCATTTTTGTTTAGTCCAGTCCTTTAAAGATTTTTGTGACTTCGCTATGCTCATTACTTCTTAGCTTTTACCTTTGCTTTCTTAGACAAGTCTTTGAAGTGAAATAACTTAACACTAGTTTTAGTATGGGTTTTATTAGTGTGTAACTCTCCATTAGGCATTTTGTGAGAACTGCCTTTGTGTTCAGTACCATCCCTTTTGTAATGTTTAACTCCCTTCATTTGTATCCTCCACCTTTTTCTTTATATTTCTTCGCTAACATTTGTGCTTTTCGTGCTGACCATTGACCTGCATTGCCACCTTTAGTACCTGCCTTAATACTTTTGAATAATTTTTTTCTCATATCAGGCTTAGTATAATTACCAGCTTCGTTTACTTTTGATTTGTTTTTTTTGTCTGCCATTTGTTTTTTTATTTGTGTCCTACTAATTACCATTTAACTTTATGGCTCCAATATCTAGCACTAAATTTATCAGGGCTAGAATCTTGTGCATTGTGTCTTGCATAATAACTTTTCTTACGTGCTTTATCTTTTTTTGATTTAGGATTTTTTCCTGCACCACTAACACCTTGTTGTCCAAAGCGAATAGTTTTTGTTTGTTCGCCTTTCTTTGCAACAACTACATGTGATTTAGTTTTATGATTAGGAGTACGTTTAGGTTTATTGTATCCACTAACTCCTGCATTTTTAAGCTTGGAGTCTTTAGCCATTAATCTTCTCCTTTAAACTTTTTACTTTGTCCAGATGTGCCGGCGTAAATGCCAAAGACAGCAGCCATAGCACCTACAACTATAGATACAAGACCTGCTTGTTCAAGATTAGGTTCAGGTATTTCCATAAACCATGTGACTACTTTGTAAAGCAATATGATGTATACAGTAACAAATGCTCTTGGAAATATTCTCCATGCATCTATCGTCTTGGCAAGATGTATCCATTTTTGAAATGGATTGTCACCAGAAGTATTTGCATTAGCATCTATCTCTACTTCAAGATTAATTTTCTTTTTTACAGATTCTTCCATCATATAAATTTAATATAAGCTACTGCAACAGAAACTAAACCATAGAGACCCCATAGCATATTTTCTATCCTAAGAAACTTCTTACTGCCTTCGTCAAGCCTACGCTCTATGTATTCATAACGTAGAGCGTATTCTCTT